TTATGCAGGTCTAGTGTTAATTCCCGATTTAGATTATCATCATTAATATTGAATAACTTAACCTGTGCTTCATTAACCTTACCTAGAATATCCGTAGCTAACTCTGGAGCACCGTTAGTAAATAGGTTCTCTGCTACACCTCGAAGTTGATTATACGATTCAGCAGCGTTAGGTGCTTTCGGGTCGATACTCTTGAACCAGAAGTCAAAAGAACCCTTCATAGTGTTCACAGCAGCATCATGTGCCTCTTGCTCTGTTTTAGCAAAGCCAGATGTCATGGCATGTTGTTTGATCTGCTCGAACTGTGTATTAACGTATTCTACTTGTTCCTGAGGTGTTTTAGGTAAAGTAGTCAGGTCTGTAATAACCTTAGCACCTACTAAACGTGCCGTCTGTGTGAATTTATCCTTCGCTACTGCTTGGAGTTTCTCACCAATTAACTTCTGGTACTGTAAATTCTCTTTTAATGTTTCTTGATACAGTTGCTCTTTTAAGTCTGTATCTAAGTCTGCACCATAGATGTCATCTACTGTGCTTTGTAGAAATTCTTTATTAGCTTGGAAGATAGTATCTTCATCTGCACCTTCCTCAGCCATACGGTTCAGTGTAGCTTGGAACTGCTGACGGCGTTGTGTTTGTGCAGAAATAACCGCACCGTAGTCATTGCCTTGTTTGTAGTACTTACGTTCCAAGAAAGACACTTCACGTGTATCTTGGTTCATGTAATCACTTATACCTAAAGCAATTAAACGGTCACGGTTTTCTTCGTTGTATTTATCTGTGAACTTATTAGCGGCTCCGATTAAACCCATAGCGAAGTCCGACAACCCGAACTCTGTTTCCGCAGGGCGTTGAGTAGCCTGTAAGTTACTTACTTGTACCTGAGCTAATTCAGGTTGTTGGACTAATGTAGCCATAGTTTCTCCGTATTAGAAGCCTTTAAAATTTAAACCTAAGTTGCTAGGTGCACCACTAATGTACTGACCTGAGCCTGTATTAGTGTAGTACTTGTTAAAGAACGATGTGGACTGTGCTTGCCCTACTAACTGCTTACCTGCACCAAATATACTCTTACCTGTTTTAAACATACCCATAATATCCATAGGTTTTTGTTCTGGTAATTGAATATCTCGCTGTAAACTGTTTACACCTTTGTTAGTGGTTTGGTTGATACCTGTTAGGTAGTTCTCAAACCCAACTGCGTAGTTGAATCTAGTAGCCTCTAGTGCTTGGTTAGTTTGGTAGTCAATAGCTTGGGCTAGTGCTTGGGCACTTGCCCCAATAAGATCAGCAGCCCCATAACCAGCACGTACTGTGCTGATCTGGGTCTTTCCTTGCGCTTGGTAGGATTGTAGGGCACGAGCAGTACGCATACGCTCTACTTGTTGACTACGTTCCTGATCAAATAAATCCGTAACAGTGTTCTTAACAACCTCTGCGTTGAATTTACGTTGGGCTTCTAGGGCTGCTTTAGCTGGATCATCTTTACCTAAACCAAATATAGCCCCGACCCCAGCACCGATAACAGTACCCCACGGGCCGAACATAGAACCTAATTGAGCACCTTGCTGAGCACCTTGTAGACCTCCCGTAATGTTAGCCATAGTTATCTCCTAGCTGCATGTTTTCTTGCAGTACGTAGTACGTAACCTGCTGTAGTTAAATTTAAGTCTGTTGTCTTATCTGTCTGGATAGTACAAGTTAAACTATCTAACCTAGATCGGCAAGGAATTACTGTTGTACTAATACTATTAATCCAAGTGTACCCTAGATTAACTTCTGACCATGTAGCTGCGGATATATCCACGGAACTAACCTCACCAATAAAGTCGTGTACTGCGTACTTGAACTCACCAGTACCTCTAAACGTCAATGGGAAGCTCTGTACGGTACTTTTAACACCTGCCAGTACGTTACCATCCTGATCCTTTAAATAAGGCGGTGTAAGCGTAAATAGGCTCGTATAACGTAACCCTACAGCTATTGTACCTGCATGTGCCGATGTAACTGTACCATCAGGTTTAACCTCAACCTGAACTTCCATGTGCCTAGAGTTCACATCATCATAGATAACACCTACTAAATCCCCCTCTGGTACATAAGCTAACTTATCACCACCGCCGTTACCATCTGTGTACACGTACTGGTAGATATCCAAGAACGGTACAGGTTTAGTACCTAGCTGGTTAAGTTGTGTATTAGTAGTCAGTACTAACGTATTACCATCAGTGTCCTCTGCAAAGAAGATTGTGTATTCCTGTAGGAAAGCTACATCTAGCACATTACGTGGTAGTACCCATTTATGAAACCCCATGATATTACGCTGATCACCTTGCCATACAAACTGATTGATAAGCACTTCAGGAGCATCAGAAGTAAACACTACCATATTGTTTGTACTAGAGCCTGCCATACCTGTGCATACACCTGTGGCATATAACGGTAGATGGTCTGTAAGGTTCTGTGGGTTGTACTGTGCATCAGTGTACTGGTTAGGAATTAACTCACCAATCTGGTAGTAATCTAAACCACGTTGATAAGTGTAGTATAAACTCCGTGCTGCAACGATAGGGCGTACAGCCATACTAACCTCAGTCTGCGTACTAGGGTATATCACAGCACCCTTAGGCGTTAGTACAGTGTTGTTTGCTGGAATAACAGCTTGTTGAGTATTACTAAATAGCACCAAGTCTTTATTGAAAGGTACGGCGTACTCAAACTGAGAGTTACTCAGAGATGTAGCACTAATTTCAATAGGATCATCGTCCAGTACTTCCTCTACTGTGGTTCGCATGAACACCGTAGGGTCTGTACTTTTACTCATACAAACATACGCACCACTTAATAAAATTAAGCGTGACTGGTATGCACCGATACCTGTGATACCAAAGTTGATAAACGCAGGCTCTGGATTGTTATTATCATCACCTGCATTACGACCTTGAATATCCAAAGGCTCTACAACCACTGTGTTTCTATCGTAGTCAAAGTACCAGAATACAGGTGTATTTTGAATAGTATAACGTGCCTCATAAGCACCGCACTCGCCCCAAGATTTAGTACTCACATCGTACTTAAAATACACTAAGTTATTAGTTGTCCCAACAGCTTGAATATAACCATTGAGCACTGGAGGTAACAACGGCGGAAGTAAATCTTTGTTCTTAATAATACTAGCACCAGATGTAGTAATGTACAACTCACCACCTGTACCCTCCAAAGATAACTGCTCACCAGACGTAAGGGCACTAATAGCTAACATTGTACCTGAGCGTGATACAGTGAAGTTACTTGTGAACGTGGCGTTCTGGTTCATGGCGGATTCTAGCTGCGTAGCTACATACGTAGGGGTGGCTTCAGCAGCGGTACTCGCGTGTGTAGTGACACTAAATGTTAGTGAAATTTCCCCACGGGATACTGAAACAGAGTACGCTTTACTAAACGCACCTGAAACAATACGCACCCAGCCATGATCTTTTGGGTTTAGGTTCGGTGTTGGCGCATCTAAAACAGTCCACGCATTACGTGTAGAGTTGTATAAGTACACTACACCATTAACGGTAGGTGCATAATTATCGAACACAGTTGGTAAGGTAGCAGGTAATTCACTACGGGCTGCTAATACGTGATGTACATTGGAGTAAGACATTACAACGGTGTTCGATGCGCCGGGTTCTACTATTTTCTGCGCTGTAACTACAACTTGCGTACCTAGAGTTTTAGCTTTGAATGAGATAGTCCCATCTGTGTAATATACATCCAGAAAAGAAGTCACTGTGGTGTCATTCTTGAAGTCTAAATACAGTGCGTACGCAATAGTTGTATACTGGACATCAGCTTGCGTAGTGACGGAGTAACTCTTAGTAAATACGTTGCCACCTACAGATACGTCCACCTTAATACCGCCACCACCAGACCAAGTATTAATAGATACAGCCCCACTAGCAAGGTATACCCAACCTAACTCGGTTTTACTAATAGTAGGTACAGGGCTAGTAGGTACAGGCACTTTAGTCGGTACTTTGTTAGTGTTTAAAATAAAGCACTGGTTACGACTAATAGTACTCCTAATAGTGTTCTTATTGTCGTGAATTAAATACGGGTACTGGCTATCGTGCACAGTTCCCATATTAGAGAATCTTGTGATTACCAGCCTACCTTGAGGGGTAATACATTGAATGTAGTACTCACCCCCAAGTTGGACAAGTTCGAATTTAGTACCCTTAGGTACATCTAACCTACCGTGTAACTTCGTACCTGTGCGTCTACGTAATCCGTTTACTGGATCAGACAACATATTTACTTGAGCACCTAGCTGACCATCTAAACGCTCTTGTGGGGTTTGTTGTGATACCCCTTGAATTAATGATCGGTAAGTACCTTCGTAAATCATGTACACCTCTAACGGAATTTAATAACTGAACGGAATCGTGCGTACCCACTAGGTCTGCGGAAAGCACTACTGTTGTATCTACGTTTACGTAGGTTCTCTTGATTTAGCTTCATACGAGCGTTCTCAGACAAGCTCTGTAGTACTTGCACGGAACTCTCAACACCGAAGTCTGCTGTATAAACTTCTGTAGCTGCGTTGTATAAACATACATGGGCAGCGTACAAAGGTAGTTCCTCAAACGGCGTGTCTTTAATAAGCTCCACAGTAATAGGTGCTGAGAAGTACTCTGAGTTATTATAAGTATCTCGAAGGTTAGCACCATCAATCTCTACATCACAGTCTAAACCATAGATGCTGATAATACCTGTAGGGGTATCAATCTTACCGTCAGTATTAACTGGTAAAGTTACTGTGCCTTCGTTGAACCACCAACCTTCGGCAAGTAGTGCTTGTCGTTGACGGTCAATAGCTTTAATAATTAAATCCACTGTTGGATGGGTTGTATCAATATCTGTAACTGGGTGCTCACCTAAATAAGGTAGAACAGTGTTTACAGCGTCTAGTAACTTCATACTATCCTCCTTATAAAAGTCTACTACTAGATAGAATCAGAGGCTGTGCAAGTCTTCTAGGTTAGCCAATTTGCGCTTAATTCTATCTAGTAGTAAACCTTAGTCTACTACTTCTTGCTGTTTACGTGTACGTTTAGGTTTAGCTACTACTACTGTAGGGACTTCCTCTGGCACACTCTTTGTTTGTGCTGTTTTCTGAGTTTGCTGCCTACGTTTAAAGGCAGCACTGATTACTGGTTGTGTCATTATAGTTCCTCATTGTAGACAGTAAGACCAAGCTCAAGATAAGCTGCATCTATATTCGCAGTTGCGTTACCA